CCAGCTGGCATATTAGCCAGTGCTTCCACAACTTTACGGTTAGCGTAATCCGGATAGTCAGATGCGGCTGCTTGTGCGAGCCCCTCTTGGACCCCGTATAGGTAGAACTTGTTGCTGTTACGGATGTGGTTAGCATCGTTCTGTAGTCCTGACTTCTCGAACGCATCAGCCGTAGCCATGGTGCGCTCCATGCCAGAGACCTTGGCACTGTTGATGGCACCCATATTGTCCAGCACATGCTGGAACTTAGTGGGGTCCGCCTGTGCGGCCATCATTGCTTCAACTTGGATGTTGTAGTTCTCCTCGTTGATGCGGTTGGCCTCGGCCTCCCAAAGGGATTTGCTGAAGCTCAGTGCAGTCTTACCCAGTTCAGTTACAGCACGAACATCGTCCTGCTGCATCTGCATCTGCATACGACCAACTTGGTCTTTGTTCTGCAGTTCAGCATTGGCGTTGGTGACTCGCTGCTGGTTAAGGTTGCGGAGGTTGTCAAGCTTAGCCTGTCCCCGTTGATCCTTGATCTTGTTCTTCCACTCAGCTGCGCGAGCCTGCTGCTCGAACATCAGCTGTTGGTTCGCCATTGTCTGGCGTTGGTTCTCAAGTAGATTCTGATCCTTGAGTTGGTTGTTCTGGTTTACCTGCTGCTGAATCGCTGCAGCATTCTCTTGATAGTTGGAGTAGATCTTATTGACCGCTCCAGACATATCTACGGCACGACCTTGGACGCCACCGCGCTTAGCCTGCCGACCTCTGTAGTTTGCCATTTAGCCTCCAGGTCCTTTGATCATTGCGTTGGCTTGCATTCCAGTCTGGATGCCACCGAGTACTGCACCACCAAGGCCTGCTGCCAGACCCAGACCACTGGGGCCAGGGGCATCAATGGGCTTGCTCTGCCATGCTGTCTTACCCATAGGTGGCAGCTTAGTCTGCAGAGGCGTTAGGATTGGGGCATCAGGGAAGGGGCTGTAGATAGGAGCTTGCGGAGAGGGGCCTAGGATCGGCTTCATGGGCATTGGAGTCAGTTGGCTGAGTGCCTGTGCTTCCTGTGCTCCACGCTCAATGAAGGCGTTTGTAGCCTGCGTATAGTAGTCCTCTGTAGCTGCCTCCAGGTTGGCGTTCAGCATCGCTGCTTCACGTCCATAGGTTGCAAGGGTATCCATCTCCAGGATGCCAATGCTGTTACCCTGTTGACCCCGTGCTAGCACAGCACCTTGGGCTTTCAGGGTGGTACCCATCAGCTTCTCACCCTCGAAGGCAGCACGGCGTGCTTCATCTTCCAGGGCAGACTGGGAGTCCAGCAGCTTACCGCTGAGACCCATGTCCATGAACTTCTTCTGGAGAGAGAAGGCGTCACGCTGTAGGTGGTAGGTTGCCAGGTCGTTGCTGTACTTACTGGCTTGCTGTAGGTTGTTGAAGTTGGATTGGACAACAGCCTGGTAGAATGCCTGGCTCTGTCTGATATTACTAAAGTTGACTTGTTGCGTCTGCATCAGCGATTGCTGAACCATACGCTTGTTGTCCAGAGTGATCGCCCGATTGTTCGAGCGCATCTGGAACTGCATCTGTTGCAGCTGCAGCTGGTTGGCATTGATCTGAGCTTGGCTCTGATTCATCCATTGCTGGCGGGCCATCGCATTCTGATGGGCCACCGCGTTGGATTGTGCTTGGTACTGGCCAATAGCGCCAATACCGCCAACAACAGCAGATGCAACGCCTAGTGCTACTGGTGCGCACATAGCTTTGCGAACTCCACGAAGGTTACATTTGAGGGTGCTTTGAAACAGGCTAGCTTCTTGAACCCTAGCAAATGCAGGAGCTTCAGGTGCAGCTTGTTTCTGGTGTCTGCTGCGTTGTGCAGCATAACGTATGGTAGAGCATTGAGATACTCTTTTGCGGTGCGTAGGAAAGGTCTGGGGTTCTCCCCCTTTAAGGCCTCTAGGGTCAGCATCCAGATCCGCCCGATGCCATCCCCTTCAGGGATCACACCACCGAAGCCTAGGAGCGTCCCTGAGGGGGTTTCAAAGGCCACTGGGTTAGGTGTTACCCCAACCGATAGAACGAGCCCTCTAGCGGGGTCTAGGCCGCTTGCAATGAGTTCGTTCTTATCTTCAAGGGTGAGTAAAGGGGAGGCCAGTTCGGCCTCCGCTAGGTCAGTGGGACGGACAATCAGCTTAGAACGACTTGATGCCTCGGTTGGAGTAGATGCCATACCAGGTTGCTGCTACGAATGAAACGGGGAATGGGGTGTTAGTCCAGAGGCTTACTGAGACATCAGTACCCTTACCCATAACTGGTACAGTGTTTAGCTGTACCTCGGGTAGTGGTGCTGTGTTCAGATCATAGTTATTTGAGATTACCTGTGGTATCTCTACTGATTTAGTGACTCTACCAACGTTTGTGATATCTGCTGTGTAGGGACCAGAGTCTGTTGACTCGATCTCCAAGCGGGTTACACGGGGAATGTTCACCGTATCTGAACGCACTGTACCGGGCTGTGGGGTTTGCTTAACATAGAAGCGGGGAAGCGTAATTCTAGACTCGAACTGATACCCGATCGTGATTGCTTCAGCGCCGGAGAAATCTCCAGGCACTGTAACGTAGTCGCCGGTACCGTCGGTCTGAACGTCAGCATCAGTAAAATAGAAAACTCTGCCACGGTCGTTATCGTCAACGTCAATCACCACGACAGGATCTAGTCCTTGGACGTGGGGGATACGTAAGTAAACCTTTGTCTCGTCTTCAGGGATACCATAGACAGTACTGATCTGGGTATCCAGGAAGTCAAGTCTGTAGTTCCATGGTGCACCTAAACTGTTGGTTGCAGTACCAGAAACATCAGAGTCTAGTGCCACTACACTAGCTGTATAGGTAGAGTCACACTTTGTCACCACATGCAGGTCAGAGTGGTGGAAGAAGAAGTGCTCAACTTGACATGGCATGTCCCAGGTAAACCAGGATGCCAGTACCCTGTTACCCCCGTTTGAGAAGTACTTGAACAAGTACATCTTCGTAGGATCAGACTCGCTAAGGAAGATGATCAAGTGGGCATCAGGGGAACAATCGACCAAGCGGAGGTCAGAGGGGATTAGGTTGGGGTTGGTCTTACTAAGGTCAGCAGTCTGAGGCTTACGGTTAGCGGAAGGGATACTCATCTCAGTGATAAGAGAGTAGCTCTGGTTCAGATCACAGAAGACAATGGATTCCCCTGTATCCACTGGCTCAATGTTTGGGTTAGTGCTGAAGGTACTATACCGCTTGACTGTCGCCGAGCTAGCACTAAAAGTCTCAGCACCTGTCTCCACGTTCAGAATGAACTGGGCGTGCTCGGAGAAGATGATCAGACCACCTTGGTCAGGAATAGCGTACTTCAGTTTCACAGGCCGTAGAGAACCACAGGCCAGGTCCACTGCGTCAGCATCTGTTGCTACCAGTGCAGAGTTCCTGAAGAAATTGAAGAAACTACCAGGCTGTGAGGCTAGTACATTACCCTCTGACAATAGAATCAAACGATTTTTGTAGAAAGTAACACCGGAGATTGTGTACCCATTGAAGCTGGGCCAGGGGTTGGTCTCCAGGTCACCGACACGGCGCTCAACCCAGTAGAGATCTTCGTCAGTTTTTTCAGCTTCGTTCAGAGATCTGAAGGTGAAGGTGTCATTGGCTTCATGGATCACCACGTGTGGCATGGTGTCAGGATCCAGGTAGACAAACTCTCCTGGCTTGACAGTCTCTTCCCACACGCCAGCGCCATACTGCTCATCACCGTCCACCACGAACTTGACGTAGTAATCGTCAACGATGTCGCCCTCTAGGTTTGCCACCTTGAAGACAAAGCCATCTTCGCAGCGGACAGGGAGACGCGACACGTTAGGTACTGAGCCCTTGTAGGCCGTGATAGCTGAGCCAGAGATTCCACCGTCAGCATCAACAGTGAAATCACGGATGTCTGTACCAACAGTAGCTACATCAATGGTGAAGCCAGAGCCAGTACCACCGATCTCAGATGCTGCGATTGTCAGTAAAGTGTCAGTGTTGGCGTAACCATAGCCCCCATCAACAACTGTTACAGCAGTTACAGCACCACCAGATACTGTGATGTTTACTTTGTTAAGGGATCCTGAACCTCCAGTTAGCACTACGTCGTTGTAGGTACCGTCTGTGTAGGCTGAGCCGCCTACTAGATTGGTGAAGGTTAGGATGTCCCCAGCCTTGGGACGTAGGGTGAATCCGTTACCCACAGCTGCGCCAGTCCAGCCAGCCGGTAGCGCGTTCAGGATGCCAGTGATGGTCCCTTGGATCGAGATGTTACCCGTTGTAGGGGTGCTATAGGTGTATGCGTTGTTGTTGATGTAAACGTTGTACTTGGTATCATACCCCACACCGTTCACTTGAACGAAGGCTTCAGGGCTGCGTACAGGGGATGTAGTAGTGAGGGTACCAACCACCTTAGTACGATTCAGTACGAAGTTGTAATCATTAACCTGCAAGACATCAAAGTCTTTACGTGTGACTCCAGCGATGTAAGATTGGGCTGAAGCGGCTATAGCGTTAACAGTCTTTTCAACTCCAGTCTGGGCATCCCACACCCTTAGATTTCCTGAGGCGTCAAACTGCCCAAAGAACTTCTCATTTGTGGTCTCCACAATGTGGAACCAGACTCCAGTGGATGAAGCATTCACTAGCTCATCTACAAGCTGAAGTCCTGGTCTACGCTTGAGTCCAAAGGTGATGTCAGGTAGGAAGTTGCTGCAGTATATGGCCTGGCCAGGCTGCTTGAGTGAGTCGGGTTGTTGACTAAGGCCACCTAGAAACGATGGTATCCTTTGAGCAATTGCTCCCATTATTACCTCCTAAGTGTTTGATAAGGCATGTAGGTGTAGATAGGATTCTGACCATCCCTGGTTCCGAATACATTCGGGTTGGAGGTGCGGGTATCGTACTCGATGCAGGCAGCACGTAGTAGCTGCTCATCCTGCACGATCAGCTCATAGGTTTCCTTGGACCCAACGAATCTTGCTTGGAAGTTCCGCCCAGCACGGGCTGTTACGTACTCCTTGAAAGCCTGGGGTAGGTCCTCGAATTCAGTGGACCACACAACATCGCATTTCACTTGCTCGGTGAATACATATGTATGATCCTTCTTGTCATACATCTTACCGTCACGGACCACCAGCTGATAGTCGTTTGTATGTTCTTCTAGGTTGGCCTCGAAGTACAGTAGGTTTGATGGAATAGAAATCTCACCTGTAACCGAGTCTGGATTGAACGGATACTTCTGCTCTGAGTTGAAGTCCCAGCCTTCAGACAGGACACTACGTGTCACTTCATCCAAGATGGATACTGCGCTGTAGATCTCTGGGTTGTCGTTATCAATAGTGTTTACTGCTGACGAACCGATGTAAGACAACATCTGATTGACAGCATCAAGCTTGGTTGTCATGTGCTTATGTAGGTATGGCCCGGTCTGGGGCCAAGATAAAAAAAAGGGGGCAGCCGAAGCCACCCCCTTAGGATCAGGCCAGGTTACGCAGAGCGCCTGCAACGGACACGCGGACAGAGCCGCAACCCATTGCAAGACGACCCACGATCATGGAGCCTTGGTATTGAACGTTGAAGTCACCGCTGGTGGTCTGCACGCTGGGGCCGATGGCCTCGACGGTAGCAGCAGCATCACGGTGGAAGATCAGGCCACAGCTGTTGGTGAAGTCACCGTCTGTGGGCTGGTCGCCGTAGTCGTTCTTCTCGTTGGTAGAATCACGTGCTTCAATGGCATCGCCAGTCGAAGTACCGTACTTACCGAGGAACGGAATGTTGTTGGACTTGTAGATCTTGATACCGGCGATCTCGTACAGACCCTCACCGGAGTTCAGAGAACCCTGGGTGGATGTACCGATGTCACGGTTCAGGATGTTGGTGTCCACGCTGGAGATCAGGCTGTAGTACTGACGCGGGGACAGTACGCAAACGCGACCTTCCTGGGGAGCAGAGCGCTCGTCAAGCACAGCAGCAGCTTCGAAGAAGCCGTCCACAATTGCCTGTGCGTTGTACTCGTTACCAACACCGATGTTGACCTGGAAGCCACCGGGCTCACCAGTCACAGCAGCGGACTCGGCAGAAGCGAGATCGAGGGTGCGGAACACGCGACGATCGTAGTGCTGAGCCAGTTGGTAACCGATCTGACGGCTGATAGGGCCACGCAGATCGTAGTGGGAGAGGACTTCTTCCAGGTCATACAGGAAGGCGCTGGACACCAGGAGCTGGTCCATGGTGACCGTGGTCTCTGCCACTTTGGGCTCACCAGCAGTACCCAGAATGGGGGTACCAGGTGTGTGGTAGCCAGTGCTCATCGCACCGGTGTGAATGAACTGAGCCTCCTTCTGACCGCGCAGGGTGCGGTTCATCACCAGACCCTTGGAGATCAGGTTGTTGCGGAAGGACTCATATACTTCTCCGCTGAACAGCTTCAGGAATAGAGCGCGGTTATCACCGGCGCCATTTACCTGGCCGGGAGACGTGATGTTGACGTTAGTCATTGGTCTAGATTAAAGACAAGGTTTACGTTTGAAGCAAAGACTTGTCCCTAGGGGTCACTATTTGGAAACGTTTCGTTGGTCAGTCAAGTTATTCAGTTGTAAGGTTAAACCTTTCATTGAGGGTATCCTTTTCGGGCCTCTTGCAAGGGCCAGTTTTTAACGAGCATAGCGGCTCAATAACAAGAGGGGGAATCGAATCCCCCTTTGACCTTTTAGATCAAGTCACCAGACCTTGCTAGCTTTGCTTCTATATCCATCCGGTATGCTGGATCCTCGTTGTAGCGTGGATCACGGATAGCTGCTGCCAGTTCAGCGTGCGAGCGGAAGCCCGGTTGAGGTGCTGGCGCACGTCCTCCAGAATACCGCTTACCTTGGCTGCCATTAGCTTCAGCGTACTTGGCCTTGAGGCCTTGTACTGCCCAGTATGCGGCGTCCAGGTTGCCGCTGTTGACGACTGAATCGTAAGCTCCAATTTCTTCTGCAGAGAGATTCTCAGCAGCCCATTGTGTCATCTCTGTGTAGGCTTGCTGACCGCCTACCGATTGATAGATCCGCTGAACCTCGGCGTTTGACACCTGAGCTTGTTCAGCTTGACCACGGGACTCTGAGATGTACTTTGCCCAGGTCTCAACGAGCGTGCGGGAGTCAAGCTCCGACAGCGCGTCAAGAGTCTCAGGTGTGATTGCTCCACCTTCATCGAACTCCTGGGCAGCCTTCTCCAGACCACGACGGACTAGATCTACTTCTACCTCTTCAGTCTGCTCTTCAGCAGCTTCAACGGGGGCTTCTTCTTCTTCAGCTGGTGCTTCAGTCTTCTCGCCTAGCTTCTTCTCCAGCTCCTTGTAAGCACGCTCCAGCTCTTCGGCTGACTTGTACTTACCGGCATAGCGGAGCTGCTCTTCTTGATCTCTGCGAGCTGACTCAAACTTCTCGCGGGAGATTTCCTCCTCTGCTTGGGCGAGTCGCTCACCCTCTTTGAGAGCACGAGCTTCGGCTTCCTTTACA